TGATTCCTGAATTAATTAATGCATTCAGGATATTACCGGATGGTGTTGGGAGGATTTCAATTTTACCCATGATATGATCACCATTCCACCAAATGTCTTTGATGTTATGACATACATTCTTAAGGTTGATAATTGTAGAATCTGGGTGATCTAATTCACCAACGGCTCTATTCTCTTTAACTGACTCCATGTACTTATTCATTTCTCTATCCCAGATTTTTCTGCTATAATATCTTCCATTGCCGTTCTTTACTTCAGCAGTAGCTAAGATACCCTCTACTAAAGGTAGTCCACTAGCACCTTTTCCTTCAGATAAACTTAAAGGTTTTGGTGTGAATGAGATAGTTTCAATAAGTAGGTTTTTAGTCATTATTAATACCCTCTTTGTTTCAATACACTCTTCATTGCTTCTTGCCAAACAGGAGCTGTACCCACAGCTTCATCAATGATCTCTTCACCGCCTGCTGCTTTTGGTCTTACAGTATCGCCAGAAATTCTTTTTGCTGCTTTAGCTTTTTGAGCTTCATACATTTTTTTTCTTTTTTCTAAAAGAGCAATATCTTTTTTGATTTCACTAATTGCTTTTTTATCAACTACATCCTTCATATCGTCACTTTCGGTCATAGTTAATCTATTTTTTAATTCTTCGATTTTCTCTTGAATTTTACTAGCCTTATATTCGTATGCAGCAACTTCACCTAGTTTTTCAATTTCTTTTAGGTGCTTTTCAATTGCTCTCTTTTTAGCTTCTGAAAGTGTTTCTTTATTTGTCATGTTGTCTTTTGCTTCGTTTAATTTAACAGGTTCCATTCCTGAGGATTTGTACTTACCTGTTACTTCTTTTGTTGGACCTAAACCGGGAGCATCCTGAGTATATCCGATGCCTTTAATGCCAAATGCTCCATCTTTAATGTAGTATAATGGATCTTTTTCAAGGTTCTTAAATACGATCTTCTTAAGTTCGTCTTCTGTTTTATCTGCATTTTTAGGATCTTTCATCTCAACATAATACCCTGATAAGAGTTCATTGGTAGAGATGTTATTATTATTCTTTTTATCTTCGTAATCGTATCCAGTGGTTTCTTTCTCTACTACCGACTTATCCGTATCTTTTAAAGCAGCTTTAACTGCTTCTGTATTTTCACTAAAGATTTTGAACCAGTTTGGTTCTCCTTCTTTTTGAATTAATACTCCGGTCATGCTTTCTGATATAATTCCTCTTTCAGTAAGGTTGTGTATTGATTGATCAAATGTAAGTGCGCCTGTCACTACATTAGGGAATAGGGTTCTAGCTTCCTTTATAAAAAGTTCTCTGTTACCTTTACCTTCTTTAATTAAATTATATTTGTCTTGTAGGCTTTTCATATGTTATAAATAGGGGTTGTTTATTTCCAAAGATCTTTATACACCATGCCTTTTGCTGCCTTACGGGTCTTAGCTTTATCTACAAGCTTCCATCCCATCTTTAGGTAGTAGTTTCGGGAAGTACCTTTTGCATTTTTGTTTGGATTAAAAGCATAAGGAGTGTTATAAGCACCTGCTGCACCGGAGGTTGATTCCTCTTCTAGCAATTCTCTAAGTTGGTGCTTAAATTGATTCCGGGTCATGGTTATAGTTCATTTACCAATTCATAATACTGTAGTAAATCAATGATAGAGTCATTAGATACTTTCTCAGTTTTAGTTATTGGTTTAATATATTTTAAGACTTCTACAAGTTTGATTTGCATTACTTTGTCTGATGTCCTTTTAATTTTTGTTTTTAAAGTATCTCGTACTTCTGTAATTTTTGTATTATAATACTCTTTTAATTTGTCTGTATTATCAATCGAATTTATAACCTCTCTCAGGACTTCCTTCTGCTGGGTGCTTAAGTGATCGTACTTATCGTTAAATTTATCTAAAAGTAATCTATAGGTTAAGACTCTTAAGTCTTTACTATACCCTCTATATTCTTCTAGTAACGTATCAACTGGTGCTATAACTGGTAACTTAGTTAAATGCTCAAGGATTGTAATTTTATTACTGATTGTTATTTCTGGTGTTACTTTTTCTGATGTTTGATTTTCAATCAAGTTATTTAATGCTGCAAAAATCTTATAATTAGTTACTTGAACTCTGAAGAATTTTTCAACACTGTAATTATCGCGAATTTCTTTTACTAGATTGTACTTTTGCTTTCTGATTTCAGATCTTTTTAACTTAGAAGAGGTTTCAACTAGTGTGTTAATTACCATCTCAGCTTTAGATTCTGTAAGGTTCTTATAGGCAGTTAATTGCTCATATAATTTATACTCTTTTCCTAGTTCTGTGTTAACAAAGTACTTTTTAAGAATATTGATAGCAACAGAATTTTTACCTTCTAACGTATCAGAGGTGATCTGTCTTACTAGAAGTTCAAAAAGAAGTCCTGTATTTCTAAATTTCGAGTGCTTGATTTGCATCAATGTATAATTTTTTATAAATATGTGTTAAATGTTATTCCCTAATTTGATTTTCGTCTAGTAAACTGTTTGCTTTTCTTTCTGATTCAAAGATCATCTTTTTCTTAGAAGGAATTTCCTCTAATACTTTTGTATATTTTGAGAATTGTCTCTTAGTTGCTTCCATTGCATACGGTGAAGTTTTATCTCTACCGTATCCTTCTTGATCATCTACTTTGTTAGCTTGTCTACCTAGTCTATCCATTCCTAAAGGATCTTCAGTACCGTTAATGAACGAGGCTTTCTCTTGAGGACGGCCCATTTCTGGTTCATCTTCGTTGTATCCATCAGGTACGCTACCTGGTCTTGTGTAGACTCTTCCTTTTCCATATGCTGTTGCGATATCGTGAGGAGTTCCATAAGTCTCTCCAGATTCTAAAGGATCGTTTCCTTCGTTTTCAATTTGAGATAATCTAAATTTACGTTTAGCATCTTCTCTGATGAGGTCTCTCATTTCCTCGTATTGGTCTTGACTTAAGTGGAAGATATTATCATAAATCCAGTCAGTGGAAATCAATTGTGAATCTACCATTTGAGCTGCAAGATCCATTTTCTCCTTCAATAACGCTACTCTTTCCTGATCATAGATGATTGAAGGAGTGGTTAATGATAATTCAAAGTTAGTTAATTCCTCGTCTCTGTATCCCTGGATGTATAAATGCACAAATGCTATTTTATATAACTCAGAAACCATGATTCTTTGTATTTTTTCTACAGTTCTACCAAAGCGAATATCTTCTGCAGCTAATGTAGCCTTACCTTGTAGTTTTTCATCGTACCCAAGAAATGCTTTAGGTACTCTTAATGCTGCAAATAACTTGTCTCTTAAGTAATTTACGTCAGTAATACCATCATACTGTAATCCTCCTAGGGTTTCAATCTTAGTTGAGGTATCATTTCCTCTCATAGGGATATAAAAATCCTCCATAAGGTTCTGCATGTTGTATTTTAGGTTATATTCACCTGTTTGTTGGTCAATGTAAGGAGTTCTCTTCATTTTAGAGATTGCTTTTTGCATAAATCCTTCAACTTCATTAGGTGGAATACCTCCAACGTTCATATAAAAAATTCTCTTCTCAGGAGCTCTTACAATTCTATGAACTAACATTGCATCTTCCATTAAAGTATACTGCTTAAATAATTTTCTAGCAGGTTCTATATAAGAACGACCATAGGGTAGGAAGTTTACATCTGTTAATAAACGGAAATGTGCTACTTCGTAGTTGTCGAAGTAAATAGATTTGGCATCGTGCTGATTAGGAGTTTTAAAGTATCCATAAGTATCAGCGGCCAACCCGTCAGGGTCATAACGGAATCTAACAGCAGTTGGATTTTCTGTATCATAGTGTTCTTGTCTCTCTATATTAAATGCAGCGAATGGAATTACGTTATAAACACCGTATTTCTCTGAAGCTTCTAGTTTCAAAAAGAAATCACCGTATTTACACATATTTCTAATCCACCAACTCAAATTAAATTCGATATTTAATACATCATAGTATAGATTATATAGTATCTTCTGTATATTCTCGTCGTTTGACCTGATGTGAAGTACTTCTCCCATATCATTCTTAAGAGTTGATTCTTCTGATAAGATATCTAGGGCTGAAGCAATGATTGCATCGGTGTCCATAGCGTCATATTCAGAATATAACTGGGTTCTTAAGGTTTGATAGTTAAAAGAAGATTGATAACCGTATAAGGAAGTAGGTGAAGTTGTGTAAATTCTATTATATCTTGCTACTAAAGAGTTATTCTCTAGTTCTCCAGACATTTGAATTTGATTTGTATCGGCAACTTTTAGTTGATCACCTCCAACATTCCTTATTATTACGTCTGTTGAGAATAATCTACGTAGTCTCGAAAATACACTAGTGTCTGCCATTGTTAGTAATCAATATAAGTATAAATAGTTAATAAATCCAGCTTATATCTTCTTTTCCTCCTTTTCCATTATCTATCTCATAAGGATTTTTAACGTTTGATGGAAGATAAGCAGCTTGATAAGTTGGTTTTGATGTTGTAATGTTGTTTAGGATATTGCGAGTCAGGTCCATTCCCTGTTGTCTAAATTTCAAAGCAGTGTCTCTGATGTACATTCCTATACCGAAAGACATTACTAAGTCATCATTATAGCCATGTTGTGCTTCTGCTCTACCATTCTTCCATATAAACACTTTCATCTCTTCAAGTAATCGTTTTGATTGAATGGTTACTGCTTTTTCATTAACATATTCTTGGAATTTACCTACTATAATAGGTCTTGTTCTTTGGTTTGTTGAAAATCCAGCTACTAGACTTGAGTTTGGATCGTATTGATCGAAGTATGTTTCTGCGGTTATATTACCATTTCTTGGTGAATAGTACAAATTAGCATATCCTCTATCGATGACAGTCTGAATGGTTGACCATCCTATAGATGCATTCTCTATTACTAGTAAAGCGTCGTTATATTCACTTGCAATTCCTACAAGTAGATGTCCAAATTCCTTAGTTCCGAGCTGTCCTTTGTATTCCCCTACCTGTACATTGTTCTCGATATCCAGAATATGGAAGGCTGAGTGATCTTTTCCATCACCCCTTGCTACGTCTGCTACTACCATATAGGATCTTGAATAGTCAACCGGTTCCCAGATCCATAAATTCTGATCTGCACCGCGTCTTTCCATAGGTTCCCTAATGTAGGTCTGTTGGTAGAACTCTAAATACTCTCCGTAAAAGACTGTATCTCCAGAAGTAGAAAAATCAGTATCACATTCCTGTGCTGCAAGTCTTGGATCTCCTAAAAGTTCGTCTTGTCTATCTCTCCAGACTTGATCTCTTTCCGGATGTACAAACCAAGGTAGTTTAATTGGTAAGAAATCATTCTCTCTAGCCTCAGCTCTTACCCAGGTTTGATGAAACCAGTTACCAGTTCCGTTTGGAGTTGATAGAACAATTGCACCACCCCCGGTTGCTAACGTTTGCTGTGCTGCTCCCCACGTCTCTGCAATGTTATCAATGAATGCAGCCTCGTCAACCAACAGTAATGATACAGCTTCTGAACGAGCAGAGTCTGAATTTGATGATTTAGCTTGTATTTTTGACCCATTTGTTAGTCTTAGAGATAATTTATTATGTTCTACCGACGGTACTGTTAACCAAGAAGGTAGATTTTCGTACATAAACTGTACTTTTGTTACTAGATTTCGTGCAGTTGCTTGGGTTGTTGCAAGAGTTAGTATGTTTTTATCTTTGTGAAAAAGCATTAACCATAGTGCGTATCCTGCTCCTAAGGTGGAAATACCTAACTGTCTTGACTTTAAAATGATGGAATAAGGGTTATCTTGGAAATGTTTTAGTACTTTTTCCTGGAAAGGGTATAAATGGAATAGGATTCTGCCTCTTTGTGGGTGCTGAATGTAGCAATATTTTTTCATAAAATGTATCGGATCAACGACACACTTCACATACTCCTGCCTTATTATTGCTTTTAAATCTTGACTCATAATTAATACAAAATGCCTGCTAAAAGGATAATACTAGAAACTCCATATGCAATGTATTTCTGTATTTTCTGAGATAGGTATGCTTTTTTGTATTCTTTAATAATAGAGTCTTTATTGGTTATAATACCCTTATAGTTATTTTCATTTTTAACATAAGTTGCTATCGTACTATCTTTAAAAGATATAATAGTATCTTTATGTAGAATAACCTGCTGTAGGACTGTTATTGAATCTCTAGCAAAACCTAACTGCTTTCCGCAGTATGTTCTTTCTTCTTTAATGATTAATGCTTTCCTTAGTGTAGTACAAGGTACACAGCAAGTATCAATCGAAGCTTTCTGTGAATAGGCCGGTGACGTCATTATTAGACATAGCACCAATACGCTTAATATCTTCTTCATGTTGTTTGTGTTCTTTAGCAGCTAAAGCTGCAGTGTTTCCTAATTTTGCTGTTAATACTTTAATTTTGTTTTGCTGAATAGTGTTCAGGGAATCGAATTTTGCAATCTCCTTATTGTTAATAAGAATAGCATTGTTTAGCGAATCGATTGTTCTTTGGTATCCTTCAACGTTTGGTAATTCTGTTATATCCTTAACATGTAAGGAATATACTACAGCACCACCTAGAATAACCAACAAAACTACGATTACATTCTTTATGTTGTCTTTCATGATTTATGTATCTTTAATAATAAAACTCCTTCACCTTTTACAACCCGGTGCCAGTCGTGTCTTAATATAAATATAGATGTGTTTGGTTCTAAATCAAAAGGAAGTCCGTCATCAAATTGAAAACCCCATCCTTTGCCGCATTCTAGAACTTCTACCATCCGGTCTTCATTATCTCTATGCCACATTAAGTGTATCGGATCTATATTGGATCCAAATTCTCTTATGGTATATTCATCAGTAATTTCTAAATCTTTGTATGGTTTCTCCATGTTACAACTTCGTCTAATTGCTGCTTTGTCCAATAACTATAGTAATCTGTTAATTTAAGACTATTTGACTTAGAAGTCAAGTCTGCTAGGTCTTGAACTATCCATAAATAACAGTCCGGGAATGTAGTTGTTACTCCGTTAATTGTAAAAGGATTCCTTGGGTCATTATCTAAAACTACTTTATTATGTGATATGAAAATTTCATTAAGACTTTTACTTTTAATTTCTAGAGTTTCAATATCATAATTTTCATAAGTCGGTAAATAATAAATACAGACTTTATAAGTTACTATATCTGCATTAGTTACTTCATTTTCTATACTATCGAGGTTTGTTTCCTGAATAGTGTATTCTTTATTATTAATAGCTGCTCTAGCAAAAGGGCAGATAGGTTTATTATTTAATTCTTGTTTTGGTGTAGTTAGATGGTTAAACCATTTATCGAGATTTGCCAGCATTCTTCTTATCTGTTATCGGACCTCCAACAACCCAAGCATCACAAGTTCTAGCAGCTGCACATTTAAACTTAAGAAACCTGCAGTAACCTAAATCTCCTGCTTCAATAACATCAAAAGGATCTTCAGAACCTTCATCATCCCCTATTCCTTTGGCAATACAATCTAAAGTCTTTTTAGTTATATCAAATGCTGCACAATTACCGCAGAGTGATTTCTTAGCTTCTTCTGCAGAATCTAATTTCCACATATCTACCTTGGCTTGCCAGAATTTCTCATTAGGTTCGTTTGGATTTAATGGACCATAACCATATTCATTAATTGCCTTCTGTCTGTTCTGAAGGTTTAGTTCAATGTTCTGTGTTGGTGCAGGGCATTTTCCAATCTCTACTTCACTAAGTATATCTATTAGTTTCATTTTTTACTTTTTATTATTAACTCCCCTAAGACTTCTAATTTACCTACTTCTTTTTGAAACTCTGTTGCAGACATATTTAAGGAAATACTACTCTTAACTGATGCAAATTCATTTATAGCTTGCTTTCTATCAAATTTACCTTCGGCTGCTTTCTTATAATAAGGAAGTTTAACCTTAAAGTGATGCCAGGTTAGCATTGAAGCTCCACCTTTTTCTTGTGCAGTATTTGCTATTTTTTCAGCACCGTTCATTCGAGTTGTTGCAAACTCCTGAAAAGCGTCTTTAGCTTCTGTTAATAAGTTTAAAAGTTTTATCATTTTGTTTTTCCCCAAGTTTTTCCTTTTCCAGGTGTTTTACATTGTGCTGCTGTTGGTCTACAGGCAGGATATTTAGAGCGTTTCTCTCCTTCTTTTCTTCCGCAGGATTTATACCCTCCGTCTCCGTCTGGTGCATTACAGTCTACCCATCCTTTCCCTTTTCCTTTTGCTCCTTGACGGTTAAACCATTTATGAAGTGATTCAGCTTCATTTATAAATTCTATATCTGTTGGATATTCTTTATTTTTATTATAAAATTTAACCATCCACGGTAATTCTTTCCAAGAAGTTACGCCGTTTGGTGTTTCTGCATCAAAATAATTCCCTTTATATTCGATCCAGGCATGTCCGAAAGTAGTACTTCTACTGTCTTCTGTGCTCATTATTTTTGAACCTGGGAGATGTTTTGCTAGGTTTTTAGCAAAGATATCACAAAAGCCATTATTACATTCCTCACCTCCAAATACATCCCAGTTCTTATCTACTAGTTCTAAGGCTTCTTTTTCGGTTTGAGCTAAAGCAGTCTTGTATGTATTATTTAAATTATTTTCTTTTAAATTCTTAACTTGAACTAGGTTTGTTTTAATTTTTTCATTTCCTAGAGCCCAGTTAGCTACAAGTCTATGATGTCCGTCGTAAATCACTTTTTCACCGTCTGGGAATTCAACAACATTTATAGCTGGTATTTCCTTTGAGTTTGTAATTATGTGTTTTACCTTATTACTTTGGATGTTAGGTTGTGTAATATGAATATCTTCTATATTCACATACTCTTCCTTGCTTTTATTTTTTTCAAATAATTCTATTACTTCACTCCAGCTATGTTTACTTCTATTAAAGATGCTTTCTATATTTTTTGCATCATCGAATAGTTTACCTTTAGGTAACTCATCAATTTTTTGTTCTGCTGAGGGTACTGTATCTTCTTTTAATTTTTTCCAAATATCCCCTTGACGGCATCTCACTACTGCTCCTGATTTGTATGCCGAAGGTTTACCGTATTTACGATCAGCAATACGAAGACACCTATCACGCTTCTCTTTTTCTTCTAAAAGAATCTGCTGTAGTATGTCTGTGAGCTTGGTCATAGACTATTTTAAAAGAAAGTTTGTTCGTAGTAAAGTATTTCGAAAGAATTAGCAACGTTTACAAGCTGTGCTGCATTTAATAAGTCAGCATACTCTGCTACTGATTCTACTTGTCCGGTTCTTAATGTTTGTAAGAAATCGAATGTAGATAAGTCGGAAGAGAATATAGTTGTTGATACGTTATTGTATGCTAATAGTAAATCAAGTTCTAATTTATATGCTTTATTAACAATATCAATAAGATTTGTGAAGTCTGGTATTAATTTGATTGGTGCAATTACCGGAAGTACATTCCAGTCAACCATGTACTTCTGTAGCATTTCTGCATGAGTTAATTCATTAGCAGCTTCTAATGCAAAGAATGCAGCTGCTTTATTATATGCTTTATCCTTACACCAGTTTGATGCATTTCTATAAAAGTAATGAGCAGTATACTCATCTTTTAATCTTTCAGAGAGCATCAAAACTACTTGAGGGTCTAAAGTAACCGGTATCATAACATCAGCAGGATTTGCTGATTGTAATTCATTTAAAGTTTTTAATTTGGTTTTCATATAATGTTATTATAAATAGCTTACCAGTATCCTGAGTAAGATCCTTTTAGTCCTAAAAGTTTAGCAAACCTTGGCAATCGACACGCCCAGTATCCCGGTTTAGTTTTATCTTTCTTACCTGCGCAGTTGTGTCTTTTTGCAAAGTTTACTCTTGCCTCAGAATCATTTATTTTAGCTTTTAAGCCAGTTGTTCCACCAAAAGAAACTTTCTTAATGCGTTTGGTTTTTGGATCTTTTACATAAACGTAAAATTTCTTAGAACCACCACGCTTTGGTTTACCTAACGGTACTTCTTTTCCTTGGTATTTAGCTTCTGTTAATTCTTCAGCCATTGGTAAGTCCAAAGGAACTAAATCACCTTCATATAAGCCATATTCACCTAAGTGAGTTTCAGTTAAGATCTGCTTATCATCTGCTCCTACATCAATAATGTTTCTAGAGTATAAGGTTCTAGCTTCTTTCCATAGGTTTATAAAAGCAGGTGAACCGTATCTGAAAGTATTTTCTGTAAGTGGTTTCTTGTTTCTAATATGGTAAAGCAAGTTCTCTGAAAGAGGTTGTTGGAAGGTTATTCCTTCTTTTAATAACGGAGCCTTTGTTCCGCAAGTATTACATCCACAGCTACACATATATTATAATTATGATGGGAATAAGGTATTAGTTATTATATTTAAAGCACCTTGGTTAGTAGATACGCCTTTGAGTAGTTGTTCGTCTGAAAGACTATCTATAAGTTCTTGGGTTATCTGCGTATATTTAATACTACCTTTTTGACTTACGTTAACTAAATATCCTCCGATACCCGGTTTCTTTGTTAGTTTAGTTGCTATTAAACGTCTCAGCATTTCCGCTGTTCCGTGTTCCGGGGTTATTTTACCTTCAATATTAAGTGCTTCTTTTACTGAGTCTATATTATTGTAGATGTTTTGTATTAATGCATAATCCCCTGCTATAGTTCTTAAATCACTCTGATCGAAGTCAGAGAGTCTTTTGAATGCTTCTAATAACTCTGGAGTGTTGAAGGTCATTGTTCCTGCGGTTCTTTTTCCTCCTTGGAAAGTCCCTACTAGAGTTGATACTCCAAATACTACTCCTAGGATTGCTATATTATCTTTATCAGATCCATAACGACCTAGAGTCATTGTAGTAGTTTCGTAAGCTTTGACTTCTAACCCGATATCTCCATCTACTATTAAATCAGGATTATCACTCCCTCTGCTATCTACAACAGTATGTCCTCTAGATAAAAGCCAGTGCATAGCAATTTCTCCGTTTCCAGATCCTTTACTTCCTGCAGTATCAAGTTCTTTTCCTGATTTCGGAGGTGCAATTGGGTATAGTTTTGAGAAAATACGTTCATCTTCTCCTGAAAGGTTTATATTTTTACCTACAGAATATACACGGGAAGGTTGTGGTATTTCACCATTTTCATCTCCGGTTAGAACTTTAGCAGCAATTTTATCGTAAATACTCCTGTCTTTAGGAGCTGCTGCTGCTTCTGCTTCAAATAATTCGAATAGAAGTTTTCTATCAGCTTCATTACTCAGGTCTGGATAGCCTTTAGGAAACTTGTATGAAACCTGTCTTATAAATTGTTCTACAATATCCATTAAGCTTCCTCCGGTGTTTCTTCTGCTCCAACTTCCGGTGTTTCTTCTCCTGCGAGTGGTTCATCTAAAGCAGATTCCATATTACCGCCACCGCCTGTACTTCCTCCTCCTGTATCTGCTTCATTGTCTGGATTGACTGCTTTACCGTATCTAAGTAATCTAGCGATAGAACCTACTGCTTGATCTTCTTCTCCTAAATTGAGTAAGTAGTATCTTTTACCTTCAACTTCAGCCATCCAAGATCTCCCTAGATCCGATAGGTAAAAAGAAAAGTTATTTTCTAGGACTACTCTAAAGGTAGGTGGTTTTGGAGCAACCCACTGTATGTCTTTAACAAACAAATTAAACTGTGGAGACATTAAGTCTGTGAGGATAGAGATCATATCCGGTACTTGATTTAGTATCTTATATTCTTGGTACTTATTGATACCTTGACTTTTCATCTTTTTAATGATAGTCTTTTTAATTATTGATCTTAATTCCTGTTTATTCATCTGTTTGCTAAAGATACGGTTTATTATTTTGTAAAGCCACCTTTTGTTTCAGTATGTCTCATTACTCTGTGCACTACGTCGGTTAGTGGCATTTCATTTTCGGATACTTCATCAAAATAATGTCTTTGACTTAAGTTTGTAGTTTTTCTTTTCTTTAAATCAAAAGGAGTGATAAAGGCTCTACCTTCTGAATAGGAATGAATTACCTGGTAGAATTTACCATCTGCTCCCCTTACTACATCTCCGATATTTAAAGCAGTTCCTTCAGCGTCTCTTTTAGGTTCGTTATTTACCATTAAAGGAGCAGTGTTAGAAATTGATTCACCGTCAAGGTAACTTCTAACTGCATTAAGGTAATCTTCTGCCTTTGTTAATTTAGATTGAACCCACCCTTGTAATTGTGTCTTCTCTCCAATAGAATCAAAAAGTGATTTAGCATTTTTAACAATTGAGATTAATTGTGTTCTAGCCATTTGACCTTCGTAGTCATATTCTTTTGCTTCAAGTATTGGATGCTTTGCTTCAGTAACTGGTGCACGGTGTGGTGTACTTAAATCAGGACTCCAATCTTTAATCATATTAATCCAGTAAGTCTTAATTGCTCTTAAAGCTTCTTCTCTAGATTCTTCCGGTATTCCTTTAAGACGTTCTTCGAAGTCTACAAGTACTTCTTCCATAGTCATTTCTACAGATGGACCAGATACATCAACGTAGTCATCATCATCGTAGGTTCTTTCAAAGAAATCGTATAATCCTTCTGTAACAGCATCTCCTTTTTGTAGGTTTGAGATTCTATGTTGAGCTGCTGCAATTTTAGCTTTTTGAGCTTGAATTTCAAGATCGTTAGCTTTTTTATCTTCCGGGCTCATCGGCCCTGCTTCTTTCAATTTACCTAATACGCTACTAATAACCTCTTTTTTCAATTTAAGGTCTTTAGCTGCTTTTTTCATAGGCTCAGTCTTGTTACCATCTTTATCTAAATCTAGATAGTCTGGTTTAGCTCCTTCGCTTAATTCCTCAAAGTTGGATATACGTTTTAAGTGACTTAATACAACTGATGCTCTAGGAGTGCCTCTATCTAATGAAATTTTAATTTTAGGTCCTATTTTTGTAAATTTAATACTGTTAGAAGTTAAAAAATCAGTAATCTTATCAGAATCAGAAGCTGATTCAGTATCTATTGTAAATGATTTTGCTTCTGTTAAACCTACCCCTTCTTTAAAAGGTCTTGGGCAAGGTGTGCCTTTAACGTGAACGTGTCCACATCTTCCGCATAATGTACCTTTAGCTTCGTTCTGAAGTTTAATTGCTTTTTTAAGCATATCTTTTATTTCATCATTACCGTGGTGTTTGTCCCAAAGTTCTCTATACTCTCTCATATCTTGATCATCCCAAGTTTCAATATCCTTGGTTGCAAGTCTGTGAGTAGGATCTATCTTAGCTACGAAATCATTCTCTCTAGCCTCGGTAACTTCTTTTTTGCTTTTTCTTTTAGTAAGTTCTGCTTTAGCATCTTCTAAATCCTGCTTAGTAAGTTTAACACCTTTCTCATTTTTTTTCTGAGTATAGTGCTGTAATTCATTATTTAGGTTTACAATATGTTGAGCTAATTCATTAGCAGTTAGATCCTTAAGAGACTCTGTCATGGTTTCTGTCATTCCCTGTATTAGTTTATCTGTAATATCAAATCTATCATCTATAAAAGCTTGTAGGATTGCATCGTAAACCCTCTTTCCTCCTTTTAGTTTCAAAGGATTAATTTCTAATGTTTTACCGTTGTTTAAGTAAACTTTAATTTTGCTTGGTTTTTCAAATTGATCCCAATCTTTATATAGTGACATAGTGTTAATATTTTTCTTGTAAAAAGTGTTTGATCTGATCTACTATTTCTGTCTTAGTAGGTTTTTTAACAGGCTCCCCCTCTTTTACTTCATAAAGACTTAGTTGTGCACGAAGGCTTTTTTTACCTTCATCGTTTAAGTATTCAGAGAAGTATGCTTCAAAGTATTTAATAGCTGCAATTCTGTAATCTTCCATAGTTTCAAAAGGAAGCTCTTCTTCATCTGCCCATTCTTCTAATTTAACAAAAGGAAGATGTATCTCTTTTGCATTTTCAAGATCTTTTTCAGCACCGACTGTCATAGTAACATCAAAAGGCTCATCTTCTGGTTCGAAGTATGAATCTTCATAGGATGTAATTTTACCGTGTATTTCCGGAACGTATTCTGTGGTGTTCTTAGAATCGTTATCGTTTTCTGCCATTAAGACGTACTTGCGTCTCCAATTTGACATATTGAAAGCTTCATTCATATTAATAAATAGGTTTATTTCTTTAACTTTTCAAGATACTCGATAGCTTCTTGTTTTTGCTTTATTATCTTTTCTTTATTGATTTTTGACCAATTCTCTAATTCTCCGCTTTCTGAGATAAATCCATCATTGCTTTCATTGATTAGATCATCTGTCCAGATTTCAAAGTTATTAATCATAGCGTCAATTTCAGAGTTGTGTATTCTTTCTTGGTACTCTTCCCACTTCCCGGTTCTTTTCAATTCTGTCTCAAATTTAATCTGACAGTCAAAACAGTGGTGGTGTATATTATAAAACTGAGCATCGTAACGCCCCTTCATTAAAGTTTTACATTTCGGGCAGAACAAGGGCATCTTGCCTAGGTCTCTTGCTTTCTGTAACTTAGAGATAGTCTGCTTTATTCCCCCTTTAATAGTCCATTGTCGACCATCCTCTTCCCAGAGTTCCCCTTCCTGTCTATCAACATCGTTTTTAATATACCCGGAAGAGACGCTGGTTTTTTCTCCAGTCTTTCCCTGTACCAGGTTTCGCATCCTCTGTAAGTCTGCTTCTCTAAATTCTTTTTTTAAAACTGATTGTGTCATTTGCTTTATAAATTAAAATTGCGGTAAAGATAATGCTTTTAATCTCTTTCTCCAAAGTCCTAGAATATTTTCTTTATCTTCAGGAGTAATCTCCTGCATATCTAAGTAATCATTTAAAACATCCTTAAATGGTGTACGGGTCTTTTTAGCTTTCAAATACATGCCCTGAAGCATCGGATCTAATTCTGATTGAAGTCTGAAGTAGTCTGCTTTAGGTAAAAGTTCCCAGTCAATCATCTGTCTCAGCATTTCATCATCTGGGGTCTCTTTTGCAGGTACTAAATTAACACCCATCTGTGTTAGATGTTCAATTTCATGTCTAACTACATCGATTAGGTCTTGATAAATTCTAGACCAGAATTGAGGTAGTGATCTAGGATCAACTTGGAATCTAATTTCAAGATAGGCGAGATCTGAATCGTCTTCATCGTTTTTATCTTGTGCTTCAGCATCCGCTCCTCCGTCAACCTTGTAAGTACCTTCCTTGGTTTCTTTAACTAGAAGATCAGCACTTAAAATAAAATCTAATGGTCGTCCTTTTGCATCTTGAGTTTCGTATTCCTCATCGTAACTTAGAGTATCTTCTTGTCCGTTATATTCTTCCTTCCAGGCAGCCATGATATCCTTAACTACTCTTCTAGTAATTGAGTCGTAAGCTCCCTCATTAATAGGCTGCATATCGTATGAACCAGGTGCGAATCCAGTCATGTTTCTGATGCTATTGTTTCCTTCTCTGTCGTTCTCCCAGGCTCTAAAAAGCATATTACCGTTATTATAGGCTTCGCTTTCAATGTCTGCTAGGTAATCATCCTCATTTACGTTTGTAGTCCCGCTCATATTCTCCAGCCTACCTTCGAGGTTTTGCATGTGATGGATCATCTCATGAGCAAATGATCTTAAAACATCCTTAGGGTGACGTCTGGTAATATAAAGAGTAATTACTTTGTTATTAGGATCGTAGTATGCGGTTCTCCCTAATGTAACTTTAGCGTTTTCTTCATCCTCTACGAACTCAATTCTAGGTGCAGGAGTAACGTTTAAACCTTGTTTAACCATAAAATCAACTAGTTCTACAATATATGGTTCTAATTCCTGCTCTACTTCCTTATAACTCGGTGTAGTCTGTATAGGACTGTCTGCCGGTTCTCCGGTTGAGTACAATCCTTCATTTAGATCCTCTTTCACAGGTCTGTATCCTGAACCGTAAGGTATGGCAGATCCTGCTTCTGGATCGGATGCTTCCTCTAGGTCGGGATTATTATCGTGTGCACATACATCACCTGATGGTAGTGTATTATGGCATATGTATAAATCATCTCCGCCATCTGCTATTTTCCATGTCCAGCCGCAGTTATCACAAATAACTTCTGTGTCTGTTACTATTTCATTTAATTCTTCAAAAGTCATCTTAGGACTACTAGTCATGAAATTTGGTTTTCTCATGATAGTCTTAGCAATGGCTTTATTTGTCATATTTAAGAAGGGAATATTTAAATTTGTTGTTTTGTCGTTTGCAACAATTTCATCATACTCCTTAAAGAATTCAAAAAATTCCTTTTTATTTCTTCCAAGTCTTTTAAAGAATCCAATTAATTGTGCAAAAGAGATATCGGATTCTCTTCCGGTTAGTCTATCAAAGACGTGTTTGGAAGTTAAATCTACATCAATAGGAGCTAGTTGTGCATCAGCAAAAGCATCTGCTTGTTTTAATTCTGCAGGAGTTATTGATTCGTTGTTAGAATGAAAATTAATAAACCAGTTAGCTTGCTGTTTATCTAATGCAGTTGCATTCTCTCTATTTTTAAATCTTTTAGCTTTTTCAATAGTAACATCACCGCCGTATGCTTTCGTGATCTTTGCTTTGAAAGTTCCAGGTGCTCCGTTGTTAGTTCTTTTTCCTTTATATGCTTCTGTAAGGTCTTCTTTTTTTCCTTTAGAAAGAGCCTGAATGTATTCTTTAGCGGTTACTCCTTTAGGTAAAAAAGTTTCAATAGCTTGTAAGTCTTTATTTTTAATAGCAGTTCTTAATCCGCTGGCAGATAATCCTTTTAGGTTGCCAATATTAACCGGAGTTACATTACTGTATTTCTCTCTGTTCTTCTCAACACTTCTCCAACGATCCTCTTCGTCTTTTCCAAAAACGGCAAGGTATTTATTTTCCGGATGTGCTTCAAATTCTTGATATGCATCTAAAACCGGAGTTGCATTTTGTGCTAATTTAATCTCAACGTTGCTTGGAATTAAGCCTTTTTGTTTATAAAGATCCCAAACTGCCATTGCCTGACTTGCATCAACAGGTACTTGACCTTCTTTTACTCTTGGTTGTTTTGAAACATAAACATAAACCTTGTTAACCTTTGGTGCAATTACTTGAATTGCTTTTAGATGACTGGCATGAGGTGGTTTGAATGCTCCAGGAAATACTGCAATAGTTTGTTTTCCTATTTCAGCCTCTAAGATTGGTCTTATGAGATCTGTAATAAATGAACCGTACTTTTCTTCTAAAGTTGCAACCGTATCTAAAGCCATCTGCTTATTATCTCCTTTAGGAGTATTAACTTCTCCGGACTTAATTGATACCATTGATTTAAAAATACCTTTAATTCTATTCTTAGATCTAGGATTTTTTAATTTTTTAAGGTCAGAAACTAAATCTTTAAATGATTGGTCAATATTATAATCTGAAAGTAGTTTTTTTACATCTGCCCAGTTGCTTGATTTCCAAACTTCTGTTCTATCAAGTTGTTTATAGTCCTGATCTAAGGTTACAATTCTAAGAGTTAAACCTGCTGAAGATAAATTAAATTCATATTCTTGATTCGGTTCTAATGTAGGGATATTCTTAATACCCATCTTAGCAATTACTTTATTAGGATCTTCTTCCAAAGTAACTACTTTAACTAAACCTAAAATTAAACCTTGAATTTCTGCTGGATAATCTAAGAAAGTCTTTTTGAAGTCGCCTTCTTCCTCTGATAGAGCAATTATATTATCAACTTGAACGAATTCACCAGGCATTCCTACAATCGGATATAGGATTGTTACAATCTCCCCGGTATTCATGGTTTTTTTGCCTTTGTACTTCTCACTCTTAAAAGGAACGATTATGTCGTCCGGAAGTGATTCTAAATACTTAGCAAGCTGCTTTTTAAATTCTTTCTTGTCTTCCCCTTCGAAAGAAGTAATCAGATCAATATCACCGAAGTCTTCCTTAGCAGAAGTATTGTATGAACCGGAAACTTTAGCTGATTTAAAGCTAGGTACTTTACTTAATACCTTATCAATATATTCTTGAACCGTCTTCTCGACAGCTGATCTTGGTATGCGATTACCTCCTGCTGAACCTGACATTATGCTGTTTTATATTTTATTAAGTTAGAATCATCTGGTAAGAATTTACCTTTTAAACCTAAACGCTCCTGGTTTTTAATCCAATAGTCTTGTAAGTCTTCAGGAATATCTGCTCTAGTTGAATCTAGGATTTTTAAGAACGTATCATAAATACTATTTAAATCCTGTTCTGATATATTAGATTTTAAATAATCTATTAATTCAAAATAATCATTAAGAACATCTTGAGTAATATTAGTTCCGTAAAGCTTGTTCATTAACTCTAAAGTCTGTTTAGGAGTTTCTGCTTCTACTTCCCTAGTTTCTTTATCTAGGATTCCTTGTCCGTGTTTGAAGATTTTACCTTTATTTGTAAATAAGGCTACAAGTAGTTGAGTTCTATGTAAACCCTTAACGTTGCCTTTATAGAGATTTGAATAGTAGCTGAATCTTAACCATTCAGGATTTCCTACATTTATATCGATTTGAACGCTTTCTGGAAGCTCTTCTCCTGCTTCATTATACTGTGGGTAAGCAAAGAATAAAGAACCGTTAGCTGCTGATTTAGGATCCGATTCAATAGTTGCAGTTGCTTCATTGACTCTATTTGATATAAGTTCCAACATTGCTCTTAATGCAACTTGGGCCGGAGTAGCTGTTCTTACTCTCTTAGCAATCTTTTCAGATAACGCGTTAAATTCTGTAGGATCGATATTCCAGCCTTCAAAGTCTGGTTTATCACCATTCATGAAGTTTTTTACATCGTAAGATAAATCAATGTCTCCAGAGATATCTTTTTTCCCAGCAGACCCTAATTTCTCAAAGGATTTAAATGTAGAGGCTTTCTTAGGAAAAATATTCCCAAGCACCTCCACAAATTTTTCCATTGTAGATTCTATGTTTTCTTTTTTGATTGATGCGGTTGTTCCAAAAACATTACCGCCCTCGTTTAAGATTTGTTTTAAAAGAGAGGTAAGCTTGATCATATGTTATAAATATCACCCTTTCAGTTTGATGCTGGTAGGTAATATTTCTGTTGATGGTTTAAGTTCGGGATGTTTTATTTTAAAGATCTCATATAAGTGCTTGAAGATTCTTTTGTTTTCTTCTAGAGGTTCTGTTGTCTCTCTAACTTCCCATCCTTTACCTTGCATCTTGTCTGCTTTCTTGCTTTCACCTCTAGTCATTGCTTTTAACCATAAAATGCCCATACGGTCAATTGGTCTATCAAAGCATTCGTTCCAACCGCTTGCATAACAGGCAAGTTGTAAATCAAAAGTATCATGAATAGCGTTTGAAGTTTTAATATCAAGTAGCCAAAGTTCACCTTCAATCTCAACAATTAAATCAGCAGTACCTGCAATCATTAATTCATCAGAGAAAATATGAACCTCAGATTCTACTAAAGTTGGTTTATAAGTCTCCCAGAATTCAACAAATTTTAAAATCATCTGCCAAACTTTAAGACTGTACTTAGTAGTTCCCCATTCATTTAACCAATGAACTTCCTCACCTTTTAAATAAGATTCGATAGCACTATGAACCTGTGTACCTTCTTCCCCGGCACGTCTCATAATGATATCAGCGTTTGTTCCCACTTCTTTTAACCAGGTTTCAAAGAATTTATCTTTAGGGAAATAAGATAATACAGTAGTTACGGAGGGATAAAAAATTCCTTCCTTTCTCTGATAGTATCTAGAGTCTTGTAGAGTGATTTGGCGAGCGGTTGAATCTGGATGGATTAACCTTTGAACTCTTTTGTCTTTTACGTTTTCGTTTTTTTCAATCATAATTGAAACTTTTTTTCCATCAATACCCTAAAGGTAAGCGGTAGGCTTTTATGTAATAATTTAGTGAATTCAGTGAAACCAAGCTCGGAAGGATCTTTTTGATTAAGATCGACTAGAAACACTTCTTTGCCGTGGTTTAATAAGGTTTGACAATACTCTAAGGCTTGTTTTAGTGCATCATTATCTAATGCAATAAAAACTTGTTTAACACTAGAAGATACTATTTTTTTCATTAGCTTTTCGGGTAATGTTTTACCTAGGAGCGGTATTGCATTTCGCTTGATCGCCATTGCATCAAAGGTTCCTTCACATAATACAATTGGACTATCCCAGTTAATTAGTAAATCAAACCCGATAATATTTTTAGATGCTTGAGGGTTTTTATATTTAATGTCTGTGGGTCCAAAGTTACGGCCTACGAAGTAATTTAAAGATCCATGTTCATCGTAACTAGGAATGATAATCATATCCTTGTATCGACCTGATTCGCAGTATCCTAAATTATAACGCTTAATATCAGTCGGTGTTATGTTTCTCTCCTTTAGGTAACGTAGAGCCTGTCTGACAGTAACATCCTTAGTATCAGCATCATATAATGCTTTATATTCTTTAGGTAATGCTAATGCTTCAGTCTTAACTCCATGCTCTTCCTGGAAAGAAATCTTAACGTACGACTTAAGTTCTTGAATTTTGTGATCAGGAGCAGAAACAGCTTTAAATAAACTAACTAATTTTTTACCCTTCTTATTGCAGACCCAGCAATGCCAGTGGTTAATGCCTTCCTCATTCTCCTTAAAGTTAACTTCTAACTTCGGTTTGTAATGATTACAGAAAGGACATGGATAAGAATAATTATCCCCCGATGTAGCTTTTCCTGCTCCTAAAACACTATTTACTAGATTTACTAGTAGATGATTGATCATTAATTAAATATACGAACTTAACTGGGTAAGAGCAAGTCTTTTCGGAAAATTCTGGATATGATGTTGTCGTTGTATGAATTTGTTTCAAGTACGTCATATTTACATTGGTAAGCAATTTCATAATAAGTTAATTGTTTTTTGGTAAAACACAACTTTAAAATTTCTCTTTTAAATTTATCTTCTCCAATCTCCTTAACTTCTGTAAGTAAAGGTTTACAGGAACCCCAGTATTCTCTCCAGTTAGATTCTTTGCTAACTTTTTTCTTGGTTGGTTTTCTTCCTGGGCCGGATTGTTCAGAGATTTCTTTCTTTGTTAATTTTTTAGTGAGTGTGTTGGTGAATACTTTTCTACCGATATAGAATTTACCAGTCTCAATATTTGTTATCATATAAACAAACCCGACTGCTTTCTCATCGAATTGATATTCTTCTACAACCTCTTTATCTTCGTAAAACCAATTAGGCATATTTTTATCTATCGATGTTAATTATTATATTTGTATCTGTTACATTGTTCAGTGGAAGAGGTTTTGCGAGTTTAGCTACTGCAATTAGATCCTGAGCTTGATTATAAAGCCCTACTGTTGTTACGTAAGGGTTAAAATAAGAGCTTGTAACGAAATCATATAATACTCCTTCGGTTGATCCTGATATTAAACTTGGGTTTAAACTAAAATTGTATTCAGAAGCATCTGCTGTACATTTATACTGTGTTTCGAATATGGTATATGAACTAGAGAAAGAGCAAGTAATGTTAGGTGCAGATATAAAACTGGTTACAAAATTAGTATCATTACCCCCGTAGGTATCAACTCCGTAATTTGCGAATCCGTATAGGGATCCTGAGGATGCATCTGAGGTTATAACTGCTAAACCGTGTTGGTATGTAATTATTCCGCAAATTTCATTTCCAATTGTTAATAGGTTTCCATTTCCGTCATCAGCAATACTGCCTGATGGTCCTTGCATTTTAAAAGAGCCTGGTTGTATTTTTTCTCCAAATAATTTACTCGGTATTGAAATAACACCGATAATTGCATTAGAGGCTGTTGGGAAATATCTTTCATAAGTTAATGTAGTCTGTAGATAATTTTCATACCTTCCTGCGCTTGAGGTTGGTCCTACTAAAACATCTCCTGCTGCATCATTGCCCGGTATAGTGAAGGGTATGGAGACTGGATCTCCATAACTTGAACTTAAATAATTTGAGTAATATAATTCCTTTATAGAGTTATAAATTAATCTTTTATACTCTACGGTTATTTCTCCGGTTGTACTTTCATTTAATGAAAATAAACCTTGTATGTTCTCTCCTAAAAATCTATCAATACCAACATCTGACCCTGTAAATGCAGCAGCACCCCTAAAAGTAAAAGCTTTGTTTACCTCAAAGGGAGTTACTATAATGTCGGAAGCTAGTAGTTGTTTGTATGCACTCATTCATTTTAGAAATCAAGCTTAACTCTAACTAAAGATTCTTTTGTAAAGTCTTTAAGAAGAGGTTTAGACAATTTTGCTACTGCTAGTAAGTCGTTAGTATCGTTGTAGAATCCTACAGTTGTGATATAGGTCTGAGGTGAGTTAATAAATGCACTGTAAAGAACGTCTCCAGTTGATCCTGAAATAAAAGATGGATTTTCTGAGTAGTTAAATTCTGCATTTCTTGATCTTACAAACACATAATCAGATGTTACTGTTTCTTCACTATTTAACTGGAAGGAAGCTGCTCCTGATCCTGAAATAGCTCTAAATAATCTACCAATGTTGTCTTCATTAATATCTGAAGATCTTGTAGGTTCCAAATTAATTGATTGTGATAATGCTAATGGGTTTAAAATAATAGTTGCGATATCTGGTAGGAATAATCCATAAGATCCTGATGAAGCTGAATAACCTGTTCCTGAAAATGCTACTCCGTTTGAACCGGAAATAATTTGGTATACTCTACCACAGTCTAAATAAGTATCTGTTGATACCATTCCGGAGTTATCAGTTAACTGTAGGTTGTAAGAACCTGATAGTTTTATATTAAAAGTACCTTTTAAAAGGTGCTCTTTGTATCTTGCTCTATCAATATTAATTGCCCAGAAATCAGATGCTGTTACTGTTCCAAAAATAAAGTTTGCATTCTCGTCTCCATAAACTAGGTTGCGGTACTGTCCGTAAACCGTTCTAGTTGGCGATACTCCCGGTACTAAATCATTGAAGTTTGTACTTCCTGATCCTTGTTTGTTTCCATAAGCAATTGCAAATTGAACTGCTGATCCTGATGCTGTTGATCCTGTCTGGTATACATTCTTATAATAAACATCATTTGTTGATGTTAGAGAAGATGTAAAGAAAGTGGTTAATGTCGGTGAATTAGTTGACCATGCGGTTGCGGTTACCGAATCTATACTTACTAAAAAGTCTTCTGCGTCGAGTCTTTTATATGACATGCTTTATATCTTAGTTTGTTTTAACAATTATTACCGGGATTTGTAATCTTGCTCCAGAATCTCTACCGGTTACTTGTAAGGTTGCAGACAATGAAGTATTGGATCCAAATAATGTATTTACTGTTGTTGCACTTATATTCAAGGTAGTTCCAATCACTGTCTTGGATACGTTAGTACCAACTGTAGTTGTAGAATTTGCAGCTACAACGTCTGGTGTGTTAATACCTACCCCTGTGAAGCTATTAAATAACCTTACATCAGAGATTGTGAATGTATACCCCGAAGATTCATACAGTGAAGTTTGTGAAAGGTAATTTAAAGTCTGTGGAGTAATTGCAAGACTTGCTCCTTGTTTCAAAGTAATTGAAGAATAACCAATATTTAAAACTGGCATTCTTGCAGTTCCTCTAGGTAAGGTTACAAGTTTGTATTTCATTATTTGGGTCTCATCTGGAAATGCTTCTAAAAGAGGCATATTTTCGATTGCTTCTCCGTAGAATGCAGAACCTGATGGTTGTGATGGATTATAGAGTGTATAATCGATTTCATCATCTGATAATGCAAATTGAGTTATTCTAAAAGAACCATCGCCTCTGGCAAGAAGTTCTCTTCCTTTCTTTGTTAAGATTGCATCGACTGTGACTGCAGTATTATTTAGGTATGCCATAATATATTATAAATATGTGAATGTATGAACTTTTATGAAATAAGGCCAGCTGCTTTTGCTATCCCTATAGGATCGTAGTTTGGATTAAAATTTGAAGGTATTAATAAGCCGACTTCTCCCGAGGTTACATTGATCTGTGGGTTGGTTGTAACGACTACTGAAGTTTCATCTGAGATGCGTCTAAAGATTCTAAAGTTTTGGTTATAGTTAATGGATCCTCCGAAACTGTTGTATATTGGATCAAAACTTGAAGTAATTGTAGGGATTACACTTAATGAACTTGTTGCGGAAGCTGTTGTAAAGGTTGGAGTATTTATTATGTTAAATAGTAGTAATCCAGTAAATGTATTATCTAGGGATCCGCTATCTGAAGAAGAACCTGTAGTTCCGAATCTGATATAATCGTATTTCTGAATAGGGAATAAAGTGTCTTTATATAAGGTTATTCCTTTATTTTCATCATTGCTTGTAGGGTATGTGTTTGTTTTTTTATTGTAGAAGAAAAAGTTCTGATCTATAGAATCTGGTTTAAAATATTGTATACTACCTAAACTATTATCTACGTCAGTTAGAAAAGGGTAGAGCCAGTATTGATTATTGTCAGTAAATTGTAAAGAACTTGCAGTTGTAAAGAAAACAGGTGTCTTTACCGTATTTAAAGCGTTGGTCCATTTTACACTGTATTGTGGTGTATTCGAGCCTGAGTTGTAAATTATAGTTTGGTACTTTGCTCCACCCTCCACTACTACTAAATTGTTAAAAGTATTTTGATTACTTACGTCTTTTGAATAAGCAGTAGCAGTAGTTCCGCTTTTAAAGATATTAGATACAAAACTCAAATACTGATTATCTCCTGCGAGCGGATATACTTGTCCAGTTATGTCAACAATACTGATTAATTTAAAATTACTCCCTCCTGGGTATTCAGGGTCTGCGGAAGTATTATTAGAGAACACTGCGAAGTAATCCGAATGGTTATCAATCACTGCTTCCTGCCCGTATGAAATATCTCCTGGAGTATAGGAGTTGTAAGTAGCACTTGTCAATTTAGTTCCTGAATATCTAGCGCCTACCCATGCACTCCCAGATACATAATTTGAATCTTGAACCTGTGCATATAGGGCAGACTCACTTATAATTGTTCCAAAATTTACAGGGTTTGCAGCGTCTTGAGAATAATCAACGTCGTAGTATAAATTTGACACTCTATTTGAGTATACATTATTTAATAAACTATTATAATCAGAATACTGGTTGATATTTCCTGGGAAGTTCTGCTGAGTGAAGACTGTAGGGTCTAGGTAGTAGGTTGATTGTGCAGATAGGTTATTTATTGTGATGTTCCACTCTGTATTTATATTATCTAAGAAATCTATAGAAGTTGTATCTCCTACTGCATCTGCGGATGCTGAGAAGGTTACTTTATAGTTGATTCCAGGTTGTAGATACACGTTACTTAATGTGTAGTAGTTATTAAAATATACATCTGTAGTGATTGTTCCACCAGGGTTATAGGAGTGATTAAATGTATTAACTATAGTATTATTTATAGTATCTACTAAGTAGTAGTCTATATTAAAGTAGCTTGGATCTTCTCCATTAGGGTAAAAGGTTCCAGATATATTTAAAGTTAAATCACTTACGGTGTTGTAGATTGGAGAGTATGTGTATGTACCGGTATTGTAGGTAGGTTTAATACTGTTAACGTCTGAAAATGCTATAGTACCTGTAGATCTATATGCTCCACCTGCATTCGTTGCCAATACTGTTGTCTGGGTTCCAGAAAGCCCTACATTTAGGTTTTGTAAATCTGGTATACCTACTCTAAAAGCTGCTCCAAGAAGTGGATTGTCTTGTAGTTTATTTCTAATTGCATCAATAGTTGATCCAGAATATTCTCCATTAAAGAATTCGTACTCAGAAGAATTGATTTGATTTACAATACCTGCTTTAGTGTTTAAAGAAGATGACCATGATTGTGATATATTCACCCAGTTGTTAACTGATCCTGCTGGACCTCCTGTGAATACCTCGATAGACCCTGTTTGATAGTTTCTAGGGAGAGAAGTAACAGAACCCGTGTATTCTGGTTGAGTGTAATCAACTTGTGCTGGTCTTAATCTGTTTCTTTCAAGCAAATGTTGTTTAATAACCACACCCGCTGATACTCCAGCTCTTGCTGGAATAAAATCCTTAACCATTCTAAAGACTGCGTTATCAAAATATTTTACAAGTCTCATATAGTCATTCCAATTATAGGAGTCTGAATATTTTTGAAAGTAATTATTTGATAATGCTTCTAAGTTTAGGTAGGTAGGTAAATCTGAGTTTATATCTCTAGGATCTCCGATGTATTCTCCAATATTAAAATAACCTAAAGAAGAATTTATGTCTTCATTTATTTCGTTCTGTGGTGATAGAGCAATCTCAACATAGTTTACATCCCTTGTAAAACTATTATCGGAGGAAGGAGTTTGTTGTATTGATCTTAAAGGAGATAGTACTGTATTTTCCGGAAGGTTAGTAGATCCTGTTGTGGGTAGTGTTATGCTTGCTAAGTGAATCTTATCTGATATTGCATTTTGAATTCCTGCGGAAACTTGATCGTAAAATACTGTCTCTACATTTGTTTGGAAAGTAGGGTTATTCTTATAATAGAATGCACTTGTTCCTATAAAAGAAGAAGTAGTTACCCAGGTACCAGATACTTTTGGATGTACTGAGAAAGATGCTGTATAAAGTTCTCCTCCTAATGTAGCTCTAAAGGTTAACTCTTCTGCTGAACTGTTTATGTTATTGCCTTCGATAGAATTAGGATTCATTACGTAGTCATCAAATACGCTTTCACTTAATGCGTTTTTATAATATCTGATTTCTTGTAATGAGCCTGAGAATATTTTAGCAGAGAAAGAGGAACTAGCGAAATAAGATTCTGTTGCTATGCTCCAGCCGTTAGATGCACTTATACTTGCTTCTCCTTGAAATCCTAAAGTATTTCCGTCTACTCCGTTGTAGATTTTATTCTTAGCGTAGATTGTAAAGTTAGAACTTCCTTCATTATTAATTAATACAGACCACCATCCACTATCAAAGAACGGTAGGTAAATACTTGCAGTAGTGTTTAGATCTGAGCTTGAAGGATAAAATTCTAGGGTTCCATATTGGTATTCTGGATTTACTGTAGATCCTGAATAGGAACCTGTTAGTGTTCCGGAGCCTGTGTATCTTAGTAATAAACCTACTCCGGTATTAGTAGACCATAAACTTTGTGAGTAATATGTTGAAGCAGGTAAACCTGGTGTTTTAAACCTAAACTCAACTGCATTGGGTTTATTATCGGCTGCACCCCAGCTAGTGTTTAAACTGAAAGATGAAGAAACATAATTTGTTCCTAGGGTTGAAAAAACGTAACTAAATTCTGACTGCCAGTTATCCCAGGTATTACTATTCTGATCTTTACCTCCAAATTCATTAATTCTTAAAATTGTATCTGGTATACCAAAACAATTTAACAGTACCTTAAGACCTGCTATTGTCCCTTTTTTCTTAAGTAGGAAAGGTAGGTTATGATAAAGTCTTTTATATACTAGTTTCTGTGCATCATTAAATGGTGTTGTATCCGCAGAAGCTGTTACGTAGTTTGTAATTAATTCACTTCCGGTTGGTGGTAGAGTTGATCCACCTGGGGATATTCCTAAGTAAGATGTGTATAAATCTCCATTTGAGAAATTACTCTCATATAAAGTTACTCCGTAGGATCTTAATGCATCTGCAACTAAATCCACAGAAATTCCTCCCCCTAAACTATTATCACTATCCTGTCTATTCTCAATAGCTTTTGTATATAACCAGATTTGATCAAACATCTGACCTACTTCTTCATTGAAAAGTTTAAATTGGTCATTATCAGAATCTTCTATTATATAATTTGGGTAAATATTGTAAATGTAATTCTGATTGAATTCATCATATAGAGAGCCAGAATCTAATTGAGCTGTATACCAGCTTAAAACTTGTGCGGATCCTGTCGAGAATAAAGTATACGGCTTTGTTGAAGTTGATTTCGGCCATGCTGTTGAGCTTGATTCATAATACAAATAATAATCATACCCATCAAAATTAGTTATTAGTTTATTAATTTCTCCTTGGTAGATTGCTTTACTTGCTGATACTTCTATGGTATTTGTTAAGGTACTTAATGTTGCGATTTGACTATTATAATTCTCAATTTGAGAAGCTTTATAATAGAAATTTATTAATCTCTGTTCAGCAGAACTAAAGAATATAAAATTTTCAAAGTTTGAATAATCAGTATTAAGTTCTGCTCTTCTTTCAACTAAAATGCTTCTTAACTGGTCTGTTAGACTAGCAGAAGGTGCGTTTAGTAATGTAGAGAAATTTTGAAACTCAGTTGAGTTGTTGGTTACTTGTTGTAATTTAATATTTAAATTAGGCCCTTGTAAGAAGATTCTATCGTCAAAGAAGATTTCCTCTTGTGGGTATTCAACACTGTAAGCTACAGGTTCGGATATTTTTTCTACAAAGGTAAGATTGGACTTAGTCCCTAAGTCTGAGGGGAGTGGTTCGTATAGTTTTATTAAGATTGTACCGTTATCATACCCTACATTAACTGCGAGAAGTAAAGTATCGGATCCAAAATCTAAATAAATGCCCTTAAATAAATCTCCAGTATTTAAAGCAGCTTTTAGAGTCTCAGAGGTTGTTTGTGTTTGTGTTTCTGTGAAAGAGGAGTTAGTAATTCTTAACTCTGTTCTATCAGAGGATATTGCAGAAATATAAAATAAAGGATTACCTGTTATACTTGGTTTTAGAAAATTATAATTTAACTGGTAGTTTCCTTGTAAGTATCCATTTTGTGTTAGGTCCAGAATAGGATCTAAATTTAATTGTGTTATGTTATTCCCTACAACTCTTCCGCTTGTAACGGAATAATTTGTTGTTAACTGCCTGAGTAATGTTCCAGAACTATCGTAGATATAAGCCTGTATAATATCAGTATCTACATTGAAAATATTCTGTAATGTAATATTGGAAATATTAGAACTATCAACCGGGGTAATTTCTTGTCCGGTAGCGTTAGGCGGTGTTATAGGAAGTAGTACTGGTGTAGCCATTATTGTGCTGGGGTTAATGTAAGTATTGCTTGTTGTAATTGCAAGTTCTCCTGTCTTAGATTAGTTATTTCTGCTTGTAGTGCTTCGATTTCTAAATTAGTAGAAGCTCCTCCAATATACTCTGAGCTTTGTTTAACTAGGTATTCGTGTGAATTGGTTTCCCCTGTTTTTGGTATTTGGTAGAAAAGTGTGTTGTAGGCATCGAAGAATTCAGGTATTGTTATAGTGTTAACAACTGCTGATGCTGTGGTGGTTGCTTGTGTACCAAATTCGGTAAAAGTAGTGTTAACTGTGTTGTTTAATTCTACTCTGTTATACCCTACTACTTCTATATTGATTGTTTCTGCCATTACCCGTTTACAACTTTAAATACATTTTCTTCATCAAATACAATTGTAGAATTTCCTATAGTACTTTGTATTAATATTTTATAATACCTTTCTGGTTCTAACCCGTTCATATACAGGATGAAGTAATTTCCTGTAGAGTCACAGCTTAACTTAGTATACGTAGTATCATAATCAATTACATATTCATCAGTATCTAAGTCTTTAATAGCATAAAAAGATGCTGTAGGCAGTGCATAATTATCTGTATAAACAGATGCTGTTTGCCATACTCTTACTGGGTAGGTCGGTCTTGCATTTACTCTAAATACGTTTATACTACTTGAGTAAAAAGTACCGGGGTTATTAGCGATTAAAACAGTTGCCGGTAGTGTTGTTAATGTACTTAAACTACCTACATTATAAGAGAAGTCATTCCATTTAATTTCTAACTGCGGTGGGTAGATTGTATGAGTATCTCTAGAGAAGAATTGTAAAGTTACGCTTCCTAGAATATTATCAATAAATTCCTGAGAACTGCTCTGTCTAATAATCACTCCATAGTTCTGAAAAGCGCTTGAAGACCAATTAGTAACTATCGATGTAATGTTTGTGTTTACGTCTAAATCAGAATAGTAAGTAAAGCTTTGACTTGCTTGAGACGCTGTATACCAGACTCCTCCTCCTGATGAATCTGGGTTTTTAACTAAATTAAATGATGCTGTAGTTCCTGATGCAAATCCAGAAGTTGTCCATGGGTTACTTCCAGAATAAGATTTATAAACCCAAGAGACACCGTTTGCTGTTTCAGGTGAATCTAAAAACTTACCTGTACCCATTGCCCAGTCTTCTGCTAAGGCATTGATGTTTAGGGTAGTTGTATTGGATAACCCTGTTGAATTTGCTACAAAGCATCTAAGGTTAGCTTGCCATGATGCAGCTTTAATATTAGAACTAAATAGAGATTGTATCTCTGCTTGATTGAACTTGATTAAGAATCTAGAAGCTTGTGGGTTTGTTCCGTTAACTTGTAGTTGGGAGGTTTTATAGTTGCTAGATGCTTCTAAGATTTCATCCAATCCGGTATTCATTGTAGAGTATCCGGAATAGATAGTTGCGTCTGCGGTTGGGAATAGTTTATATACGGCCATTTTCTTCTATATTATAAAGGTACTACTCTTCCTTTAATATCTGTATCTGGATATTTAACTTCAAAAATACTTGGATCTAAAGAAGGATATACAACATTGTTTTGTGTTGCTGTGGAGAGATCATAAGAGTATTTTGAATACCCTAAAGCTTCTCCCGATTTGTTTGTTAGATTTACTGATTTAACAGTTTGTACTCCTGGTATTTTATCTAGTAAAATATTTAAATCTTTTATTAAGATTGGTTGGTTAAATTGCCAATTTTCAATATTAAAATAACCTCTAAGTTCTGTCAAACAATTTATTAAAACTTCGTTATTATTGAAGCTAGGTCTAACTACTATTTCAAAATCTACGCCAATGTTAATTGCAAAGCCGTCTTTTATAGTCACTCTATCCCCTACTATTCTATATTCAGATAGGTAGGTTGATAAGTTTTGTTTAACTGCACTAGATACTGTCCTTAAGTGTTTATTTGAATTATACCCTAACACATAGAGTGTTAAAGTACTTGGTATCTCTCCCGGCATTAGAACTTGGTTCGCTTTAGTCGGTTCAACAAATGCTTTAGCAATTGAGCCATAATTTGAAGGCATTGATAATGATCTAATCAAATAATCATTTGGTGTAACGTTCCTTAATTGTGATTGATATGCAACTAAAGTATTTTGTCTAATCTCTTCTAAAGTATCACCGCCTGCTCCTCCATCTGCTGCCTTATTGTTACTAACGGCGATTGTAGCGAAGATATAATTTGCAGTTGCAGAATTTAAATTATTACCTATAAATGAAATCCCTGTTGCAGAATTTAGAGTATTCACGGTATTAGCTTCTACGTTTGCAGTTACTCCTCCTCCGGTTAAATACCGAATAGTAAGGGTTGTATTAGCAGGTGCTATACCGTAAGTATCAGTGAAAAGGAAGTTTGTAGGATCGAATGCGGTTGTAAGTTTAGATTGTTCATATGGTAATCCAATACCTACATTGTTTGCATTCGGGGTTATAGCTTCATCCACATCCCCTGTTGTTCCTGCTCCAAATTGTATATCTAAATTAGTATTAGATCTAAAACGTGTTACAAAGCGTCTAGATTTTTTATCTAATTGTAGAATATAAGGTGCATCAGTGTCTTGGTATGAATTAGGATCATTAGGGTTAGTATTCTTTATACTGTTGAATACCATCTCTTGTCCTAAGTATGGGACTTCATACCAGGTATTACCTTCTGAATCAGTTATATCTAATACTTGAATTATATCAGGGGTTGTTAGAGTAACGGTTGAAAATGATTGAGGTGCTCCGAAGGTGAAAGTTTGTGTCTGTATTTCAGCGGAGATTGCTTTTCTTGTTTTCTTTAGTAAGTAGTACTGCGGGTTACCGGCAGAGATTTGGTATACAGAGATTTCTGTTGGATCTAGAGAACTAGAAACTGTAAAGTCTACGTTACCTTGTACTAGGAAATTTGAGGAGCCACCTGCACTTCTTACTTGTGTATTCTCAGGGAAGTATAAAGCATAATCGAAATCCGGTATGTAGGTAGAACCTGAAAGTTTAGCTGGTAGTTGCTGATAGAAATCAATATCAACTGTGGCAGCTTTTGTAACTTTTGGTTTATACCCTAGCATGTAAGCTAGGTTGTAGAGACTCTCTTCCTGTTTTGCATATTGTAGGAATGTTTCCTGTATTTGGTTATCTAAATAAAAAGATAGTACGTCTCCAACATACGCAGATGTTTCCATGAACATCATACCAGGGGATGTAGCACTAAAATCATTGTACGTATTTGGAAAATACGTCTTAGTAAAATCTACTAAGAGGTTTTTTAATCCTACAAAGTCCCTATTAAAATATTTTATGTCTTTATTTTCAGCCATTATTTAAATTTATTTCTAAAGTATCTGTCATCCCAGTATTTACTATACTGTAATTAACTTTTATAAATATAGTGTTATAATCTTGTGAAGTTTGTATTGTAACTATTCCCTGTATATTTGGAAAGTATTTCTCTATAATACTTCCAATGTAATTTTCTATTTCCGCAACCCCTAAAGTTGTTATTTGTTCAAATACAAATTTACGTAACCCTGCCCCAAAAGTAGGGTTAAAGATTTTTTCCTGAGGTCCAGTCAATAGAAAATTTATTAGGTTATTCCTTATAGCATCTTTAGTTGTAAATGTTGGCTTAAATACAGAATTGGATTTAAAAGGCAAAGATACCCCAACCGCTTTACTCGGATTCTGATCTATAGGGGCGATCTTTACTAATCCAAATGCCATTACTTCTTAGACATTAAGCCCATTATTTGATTTAAGTTTACTTCTCCGGGAGGCAGTGATGAACCTTCTCCTGCTGTGTTTACTGGGCGTGGTACGAATTCTTGACCTCCACCGAATGTCATTGCATCGTTTGAAGTCATGTTTAGATTTCCATTCCTACCATCCATCATACCGCTAAGTAGAGATGCATATTTTTCTCTGGTGTTTACAGCAGGTGCTGTTGGGATTGGCTGTACTAAAGTTTCTGTTACTTGCCCATAACCGCCTACACCTACAGGAACTGCCTTAGGAGCTTTTAAAGCCTCTAATAAAACGTCTTTCAATTCCTCTTGAATCGCTTCTTTTACAGTTTCTTTGATAAGTCTTTTTAATGTCTTGATGTCCATTTTTTATAAATATTTCTTAATTAGCTTTTAGATTATCTCTGTTTATTATTAATTTCAGTTCTTCAATAAGTACTTGAGGGTTTTGTGTAAAAGAAGGTTCTGTTTGTAGCAGTACGATCCCTTGAGAATTTTTAGCTTGTGCTATTTTCCGGTTTACTGTTGGTGAGAATGGTTTCTCTATGATTTCAAATGTAAATCCTTGGTAGGTTGATTGTATATTAGAGGTCTCAGCGAGTTTAACTGTACTAAGTAGTGTATCTACATCAGCCCCTAGTTTGTTTGGTTGTTTACCGCATTTCTCAAGCACCGAATCTATAATTTTAAGGAATGTAAGTATTGATTGTAGTATCAAAGCTGCTCCAGAAACATACTGTGATCCGAGCTGTATTCCTCTTTTTAACTCAGGTAGCTTTGGAGTTCCATCTGTCTTAAAGGTAAGTCTCATTTTTAAATCTTCCAAATCACTTAGTAGGGCAACTGCAGCTCCTGGTATGATAGGTACGAATTTGCTTGCTAGTGATGTAGCAGTCTTTAATAGACTTATAGTGTCTATAGTTCCTTCGGTTGCACTAATGATTGGTGATAGAATCTGAAGTGAAGAGTCTACTATGTTGATATACTTTGCTGTATTTTCAATATCAGTACCTAATGCATTCCTAACTGTTAGCACTTGATCTAAGATTGCTTGAGATGGACAAAGGTCTGGTAGCTGTGGGTTCCCGGTCTCAAGTCCTGTTATTCCTAACTTAGTTGCTTGACTTGATAGAGTAGAAATCGCTTTTGATTTTAAATCTTGAATCTTTGTATTGATTGTTTGGTTTATTCTATCAAGAGGAGGGATAGCAGCTGCAGTGGTGATTGTTGTTAATCCTATAGCAAAAGCATTCCGTAAAGCTGCTTCACGTTTCTCTGCTGCTCTTACCTCAGCTTCCTGCTGCCTTTGTTGTTCTAATTCTTGAGGTGTCATTAAGCTGTGAAGTTATATTTTGATTTAATAAGCGGTATACTTGTGCTCTTTAGCTTTGTTAAAGTATTAATCCAACCTGTTGCATTTTTATTTAAGGAAGATATCGGGCCTCCTGTGTTTCCTGCTAATAGTGATTGTTTTGAAATATCTAATAATACGTTTATGATCTCTGTAAGTAATGTTTCTAACGCATTTCCAAGCACTAGAGGTTCTGTCGCTGATTTTGTACCTAAGTAAATGTTCTGAGTTTGAAAGATCACCTGATTTGTATCAATATTCAATCCTGAATTTGAGCTTAAACTAATAGTTTTTGTAGAGCTTAACATTAAATGGTCTTCTGAAGAATTAAGGATTAATCTTCCAGAATTAATTAAGATCTGTTTTCCTGTGTAAAGGTTGGGCAGGGTTGGTTTGTTTTCTTTGTAAGAGTAGTAATTTGTACTTGCAGCTTG